ACCGGGCTCTCTGCGTGTACTCATGAGGGGAGAACAAAGATTCTAGCCCACAATACAAATAGCATATGGTATCTCGCTCTCGGAGGATACTCCTCCTTCTCTTTCCCTCCCAGAGTGGATAGCCCTTCGAGATATGAGTATCTTGTATGGGAGAGCACCTATATTCCTGTAATGCTTCCCGCGGTCTCCAGTCAGTATACAACCATTGGAGCAGGTACCCAAGCCCTCGATGGGGAAGGGCTTAAGATCGAGACCTCTGGGAATGCTCGATACTATCGCTATGCTCATAGTGGAGGCTATTTCGATGAGGGCCAAGTAGTTCGCATAAGGCTCCAAGTAGATCAAAATACGAGCGGAGTAACCGCAGATTATATCTATCTTGAGATTGAGCAAGACGATACCGTAAATTCTCTATCTCTTAAACTTCGATTCTCTCCGAGTACTATACAGGTACGAGATAAGAATGGAACGCTTGCTACCATCTCTCACGATATGACAGAAAGCACAGAGATAGTAATCGCGATTACGGATACAGATGCAAAGATATGGTATCGAACCGCAGATGGAGCGCAGGCTAAGAAGTGGAATCTCGAATCCATTACAGGTATTGCGAAGGGTGGGACCGGAGCGGGGAATAATATCGAATGGGGGCATAAAAGCTTCTCGGGAGTCCTAACTTATCGCTCGCATTGGCAAGAAGTAAGTATCTCCTCTGGAGAGCAAGCGGGCCAATTTAGATTCGATCTCCGGGGTGCTACATATCCTCCGCTTGGAGAGTATCAATATATCGATGGTGGGCTCGCGATTACCTCTAAGGATGCACCTGCTCGAGGAGAGGATGAGTATAAGATTAGCCCTCGATTCGATTATGGCATTGAGAATATCTTCCATGGCATCTCTCTTTCTCCTCGCGTGGTCTGGAGATCGAAAGCGGATACCGCTCTGCAGAGAATCCCTCTCTTTATCGATCCCGTAGTAGCCTCTACAGATAAGAGCATGGGACTATCGGATATGCTCGGAGTCCATCTTTCCAATATAAATTTTAGAGAGTTTATACTCGAATCTTGGAGCGGATCTTCATGGGTTACTCTCGCTTCTGTAGATACGAGCGAGGGCTTCCAAGGCAAGTATCTTAAGAAGGGTAATACCCTTATCTCAAACGATAGTACAAAGCAGTTTTTACTCCAATATGGGGAGGCCATCGGATGGAGAGCCGAACTTTCTAACGGAGATGATACTACTGTAATTGTTAAAATCAGAATGAATAGCGAGGGAATCTGGAGCACAGATAGCACAGTAAAGCAGGCTATCCTCCAATACGATACAGACCTTACAGATCCGAGCACTATCCCCGCGAGCGGTAATATAAAACTTATCCCGGATAGCATTACCTTCCTTAAAAATAGGCTCGATGGAGTAAACCTTGGGCAGTATGCTCTCTCGATAAATATCCCAATCCAAGCAACTCTCGAAGGGTACTTCCAGATTGGATCGTTACTAATGGGATCGGTAGCTTTCCCCGCTCCGCAGTACCAACGCGGTAGAACGATTACCTATACACCCAATATCCAATCCCAATCGAGCCTCGATGGTATGTTCTTTTCTCGAAAGATGAGCGCAGGCCGTAGAACTGCTTCTATCGCTTGGACAGAGCCTATCGATACTACTCGATTATATGATCTCAATCCGGATTATTGGCAAGTATCCAGTACTGCAGGAGCGCAACCGGTAGCGAACTATGGAGATCCTTATCTAATGAATGGAATCTTTCGATACTTGAGCAATCGAGAGCCCTTGGTATACCTCCCCTCGATTCCAAAGAATCCTACCAATAACCAAGTACTCTTGAACCATCGAGAAGAGCATATGCTCGCTCGAACTACTGGAGAGGTATCCGTAGAGAGTGTAATTGGAGAAGAGCGGGTGGATGAAATGTTTAGAGTAGCTACTGTAAACCTCGAGGAGATCGAGTAATGGATACCATTAAGAGAAGCGATATCGAGAGTGGAGAGGTATGCTTTCTGCTCGATATCTATTATTTCGGAGCGATATACCGTTTTTCTACAGTACCCATAGAGATCGAGGATATTGCAGAGAATACCTCGATCCCTTACCGGGGTGCTCTTTCCGATCCTCCTGTAAATTTACAGAGCGATCTCCTCGGAGTAGACCTCGAAGCCAATACCATCTCGCTCGAACTTGTATTCGAGGAGATAGATTGGGTATCCGAGTTTCTCAAGGGTAGAACCATTAATGATGCTCTATGCGATCTCTCAATGGTGATTATAAAGGATGGAAAAACCTCCTTTACTCAGCAAGATAGGATCGGTATCTTTTCTGGAAGGGCTCTCGATGCCATCTTTGGTAACCCAGATGCACCCAAGGGAGCAGTAGCCTTCTCTATCGAGAACTCGATCAATATTCGAGATAGAAAACTCCTCGGAGAAGAGCATATAATAATCGATGATAACTACCCAATCGGGATTATAGAGAAGAGTAGGGGGAAGGTGGTTCCTTTCGTATTCGGTAGTCCTTTTAGTGCTCCAATCGAGAGTAGTGGGAGCATCACCCTCGAGGAAGATCTTCGAGTTACTCCATGCTACCAAGCAGGAGGTACTCCTACCCTAAAAACTCAATACTTCCAAGTAGCATATCATTCGGTAGTAATTGAGCAGGTCTCGAATATAAAGATCTACGATGGCCAAGGGGGATCCTTTACCAACCCCGTAGAGATTGCAGTGGATTCGAGGGGCTTTCTCCATGCATATGTACCCTATTATCTTAATGTAGGAGCTCCAGAGGGGATAAATATACAGGAGGATAACTTCCAAGCCTCGAGCCCAGAGATAGCCTTCCAGTATTATGCTCAATGGAGCGGAAGCGATGGGGGGATTCCATCGATTAACGGAGATGGCCCATTAGAGAGCGCAGTAGATATCTCGCTCTATGCTCTGGAGAGATCGGAGTTATTATTCGATTATTCCTCATGGCAAGGGCTCGCTCCAGTACTCAATCGATACAAGTTCGGAGGCTATGTAAACGATCTCGATCTTACTGCTTACGAATGGGTAAAGCAAAATATATGGGATCTCCTTCCAATAATGGTAACTACCGGGGGAAGGGGTATTAAGGCATCTCTTAATCTGTATACCTACTCTCAAGAGATTATCCCCTCTCACTATCTAATAGAGAGCGGAGAAATCGAGATTATCTCTCCCCTTACCCCTCTCGAGGGGGATATTATCAATCGGATTGTATTGCGCTTCGCTTATGCAGGCAATGCAGGAGCCTTTCGCTCTCAAGTAGTAATCGATCCCCGGTTAACAGAAGATGAGCCTCTAAAATTTCGAGATCCTCTTGCTTACATATCCTATACTCGGTATGGATTGCGAGAGAAGGTAATCGAGGCTCCTTTCGTATACGATCTCCAGACTGCTATCCGCATTGCTCGAGATAAGATTCGAGCCCATGCTCTGGGTAACTACGCTATCGAGATCTCTGCTTCCCCTCGGTATGGGTATCTCGATCTTGGAGATATCGTAGCAATCACTTCCGAGAGAGTCGGATTAACCGAGCATAAATGCCAGATTGTATCTAAATCTTGGAATAACAACCGGTGGAGATACGTGCTGCATATCGAGGATAACCCTCTCGTAACGATCCGCTCTTAATCTTTCCCATCTTTCTAGTAATTTCAAGGTAAGATAGCATTATGATAGTATTTATAGATAGACAGCATGCAGGTAAACCAGACAAGCCCGAAGATCGAGGGGCTACTGTAATGCCCTCTCCTGCTTTCGGTAACGGTATGGAGGCAATCTATACCGGGTATCTATCTCTGATGATAGAAGAGAGGCTCCTCGAGAATGGAGCGAAAGTAATTCCGATTGCAGATGGAAAGTACTCGGATAGGCATAAGCGAGTAAACGAATACTCGAAGAGATTCCAAGGGGAGAAGCAAGTTTATCTCGCGCTCCATCTCAATTGCGGAGGTGGGGATTACGCTTCTTTCTTCCATATGGGGAGCGAAGCAGGTGCTAATCTTTCTGCTAAAATTTGCGATGAGATGCGAGATGCTTCTCTTCCGGGGTTGGTACGTTGCTTACCTAAGAGAGCATCTGCAGAGGATTGGACTAAGAACGCGTGGTACACGATACGAGGAATCCAAGCACCGATAGCGATATGCTGCGAGCCTCTTTTCATGGATACCCATCTAGATCTACTTACCCTTGAGCACTTAAAAACGATTGCAGATGCCATCGCTACAGGTGTAACGAGATGGAGCCTGTAATGGAAGAGAATCTTATCCACTTGATGCTAAACGGAGGGGCTAATATCGCTTTCGGGCTCTTTCTGTATATGCAGAATAAAGAACTCAAAGATCGCGCAGATGCTAGAGAAGAGAAGCAGGATAAGAGAGAGCAGGATCTCCGAGATCGATACGATAAGGTTATTTCCGAGATGCAGCAAAGAGAAGATACGATGCGGAAGGAACTAGTATCGGAGATAAACGATCTCGATAAAAAGGTAACGATGCTAGAAACAAAGATAGAGCATATCGTAAAGATTATCGATGAGATAAAGGCTCGTTTTGTAGCGGTAAGATAATCCGCTCGATCTCCTTATCTTGGAACAGATCCCAAGATGCTCTCTTAAATATCGTGAGATCTTTCGGGCCTGTATTCTCTACAGTAAACTCGCTCAAGAATGGAACGAGGCCATCTATCGCAGAGTAGAGCCTATGGGTATCGATTATCGCTATCCATAGTTTACCGGAGTATAGGAATCCTTCCATCGTTAAATCGGATATCTCCCCTCCGTTATGTATTGCATGAAGTCTCGAATCGATCTCCAGAGGCATCTCCGGGTACTTGGTTCTCTTCCATCTAAGAGCGAAGTGCTGCGCAGGTCTACTCTTCCATAGTCGAGCGGATACGGTTAACTCCTTCCCATTCTCGGTATAGGTATAATCGATTCCAGCCTTCATATCTCTATCGGTTCCAATCTCGGTTCTCCATTCACCGGGGAAGCGGTCGCGCAAAGTAGGAACCACCCAATCGAACCAGAGCAGATCGGATTCTCTCAATCTATCTTGTGTATTCATGCCGTAGCCTCCGAGACTGTAGCAGTATAACACAAAAATATATCAAAAAATCGCTATTTTCTTGACATTGCAATAGTTTTCTATGATATAGATATCTATATCCAATAGTGGATATATTAACAGAGGTACAAATAATGGACAAAATGAAATATGAACTCTTAAGCACAGTAGTAGCCCTCGGATGCTTTCTTGCTATCCCTGCAGCTCTTTCTCTTCTTTGCTATGTGATGGGGGTATAAGATGAACCGCAACCGAAGAAACTATATCAAAGAGAACGGAAGAACAGCACTCCGAAAGATGAGCAATAAGCGAACCCCTCCCCAGCCTATCAAACTCGAGGATAATGCCTCTCTTGTACGAGTGCAGAAGATTGGATCTCTCTGTAAACTCTGGAGTCCTGTTTACTGTACTTGGGTATGGGAAGCAACTGTAGAGATCAATGGATTAGTACTGCGCTTCGAATCTTGCGAAGAGACCTCCGAGAAGGCTATTCGATGGGCTCGCGAGAAGTACTGCGCTATTAAGAATCCTCGCTTCGCTAGACTGCTCCAAGGCCATATCTCCCGCAGCGATTACTCCTTGGGAGATATTGCAGACCATATCGGTATTACTGCCAATGGGATCTCTAAGTGGATTGCAGGGGATACCCATCCTACAGTACCGATGCTCGTTAGATTGTGTAAGATGCTATTCAAGGATACTTGGGAAAAAGAGTACCTAACCCTCTCGAAGATCGTAGAGATGGAGCGAATCTAATGTGGAAACTAGCATATCAATCGATTATCCAAGGGCCTCCCGTAGCAATGGGGAGGCCTCGCTTTACTAAGACCGGAAGAGCCTATACCGCTCAAACCAGTAGAACCTATAAGGATGAAGCAGTTAAGGCCCTCAAGGATGGAACCGGGGAAGATTGGACTCCCCTCGATGGAATCTTTAAGATTAAGATCGCTTTCGTGCATCCTCGTACAAAAAGATTGATTCTTAAGAAGGGTGCTCTCCCTCATGGTAGAATCTGGAGACCTAAGAAGCCCGATCTCGATAATCTGATTAAGATGGTGCTCGATTGCATTACCCAGAGCGAAATATGGATCGATGATAATCGAGTAGTATCTCTTACTGCGGAGGATTACTACTGCGGAGAGGATGAAGAAACCCATACTCTCTTCTCTATCTACCAATGGAGGGAAGATGCGTAAGGATCCAATTATAAATCTCTCTCTCGGATGCTCTCTGCAGGCTATGCGAGAGATGCAGGATAACCAGTACGATCTCGCAATAGTAGATCCTCCGTATGGAATCGAAACTGCATCCGCTTTCCAAGGCTCCGGAAAACTTAAGAATAGAGCCCTCAATCAAGATAAGAAGATTCAAAGATGGGATACCGCTCCTTCTGCAGAGTACTTCGAGCATCTATTCCGAGTAAGTAAAGAGCAAATTATATGGGGTGGAAACTACTTCGATCTACCTCCTACTCGCTGTGTAATCGCTTGGGACAAGGTGCAGCCTTGGGAGAACTTCTCTGCATGGGAGATGGGATGGACTTCCTATAATAAGCCCGCTCCTCTATTCAAGTTCGATAACCGTAGAGCAGGTAAGATCCATCCTACGCAGAAGCCCATCGCGCTCTATAAATGGTGCTTGGAGAAGTTCGCTAAGAAAGGAGATCGGATACTGGATACCCATCTTGGGAGCGGTTCCATCGCTTGCGCTTGCTACGATATGGGATTCGATCTCGATGCGTGGGAGATCGATGCGTACTACTTCGAGAAAACTTCGAACCGCTTCCAAGAGTACTCGAAGCAGAGCAAACTATTCTAGGAGGGGAGATGCAGAAAAAATTCAAGATTAGCACCTTCCAATCGAAGTTCGATCGAACCCCGGAGCCTGCAGAGGTGGATCTGCGTACTCTCGCTCGCGCTCTTATGATGCCCTCGAAGCCTTACCCAGTACGGATAAAGGATGCTCTCCCACTATGGAGCCCTACTTCCTTCGCGGGTACTCGCTCTGGAGCCAATGCTATCGAGATCTCCTGCCTAGTCTATGATCTCGATGATGGTACGGACTGGGGCCATAGATTCTCTTTCTCAAACTACCACTACATAGCCCATACATCCTTCTCTCACTCTGCAGAGGTGCATAAGTGGAGAATCGTACTACCGCTCGAAGAGCCTGTACCTGCTACGGATTGGAAGCGAGCAGCACAAGCAGCGAAGGAGTTATGGGATAGAACAGTAGGAGAGGGAGAACCGGATTCCAGTGCTCTTACTGATTGCGCTAGAATGTATTATCGATTCTCGATTCCAGATAGAGAAGATGCCTCTCTGCAATCGAAGGAAGCCAACAAAGGAGAGAGCCTGCTTAGATTGGATTATTCCCATATACCCAAGGAAGAGCCTAAGCGAAAGTATACAAAATGGAAGAGCAGAAAAGTAGACTCTATCCAAGGAGCGGAGGCTCTATTCCATAATCCAGAATTTAGAATGGGGGTCGCTCGTAAGGTGGGAGCATCTATCGAGGGCAATATGGCCCGCTGTATTACTTGTCCTGCATGCGGAGAGAGAGAGGTTTATTTCTCCATCGATCCTGCTCTTCCTCATGCAGTATTATGGCCTCACTGTAACCGCGCTAATAAGTGCTCATGGTGGGGAAGATTGGAGGCTCTATTATGAGAATACCTAAGAACGCAACCGCTCTTAAATTGCATCTCCTGCGATATGCCAAAGAGAAAGATATCTCTACTCATGAGATAGCCAAGAGAATCGGACTCAATGTTAAGACAATACGAAACCTACTCTATACAAGTACTCCTCTAAGGATGAATAGTTTTCTAGAGTTCTGCGAGGTTCTCTGCGATACTCGCGAAGAATACGAGGCTCTTATAATGGCAGCGATAAAACAGACTCCAGAGTATATGTTTACAGAGCGTAGACTACGATGGAAAGAAAAGAACGATAACCAATAAACCAATAAACAAAAACTCGGAGGTACAAATGAGTTTACAAAAACGGTTTTTTAATGAATGGGTGATGCATAAGTTAGAAGCATCTCCCCTCACCCGCAGAGAACTCTGCAATATTAGCGGAGTATCCTACTCGAGCCTCTGCAAAAAATTCCAACCTCGATTAGCCAATCTTGTGTTAATCTGTGAAACACTCAACGAAGCAGTAGAGGGAGATTCTAAGGCTCTCGATGCTCTTATTATCGAGGCTATTGCGAACTCTTCGCGCGAGTATCGCTACGCTAAGGAAAGAATCGAGAAGGGGAAGGAATGACTTTTAGCCTATGGATTAAAGAGAAAGCAGATGCTCTCGGAGTTACTCGCAAAGAAATAGCAAGGCTCTCCGGGATAAGCGAGCGCAGATTAGTAGCATCTTATACCAGATCTCCTCGCATCGAGAATCTTGTAATTATCTGCGAGATTATCAACGAACTGCAGAAGGGAGATCGAGCCTCTTTCGATTCTCTCATTATCGAAGCCCTAGAAACAATAACAACCGAATACCAATATGCTATCCAACGAATGGAGAAATAAAACAATGAACCAAGAACAAATGAACAAGATGCTAGCCCTCGCAAAGGAGATGGGGATCGAAGCAGAGTACAAGCATGCACCCGAAGGAGCGGATATCGATACTTGGGATATGCTTAAGAAGAGTGCTGCAAAGTACGATAAGGAAGGAAACCTAACCAAGGCTCCGAGACCATATGCCAATAGAGGAAATATCGCGCTCATCCTAGAAAATGATCCAGAGTATTCTACTCTTGTTTGGAATGACCATAGCAATAAGATTAAGTGGAAGGGGAAGGAACTATGGGATCCCGATCTGGAATCGATTGGACTGCATATCGAAACCTCATATAACATTAGATACCCTAGCGCAGATATCAAGCGAGCAGTTCTACGCGTAGCCCATAACAACCTAGAGGAAACGATTAAGCCTTGGCTCGAGAGCCTTCCTGCATGGGATAAGCATCCTCGCATCGAGAATCTCTTCCATAATGTTTTCCATGCAGAGAGAATCGATGGAGCGGAAGCCCTTATACAGGAGATGAGTAAGAAATGGATTATCTCTCTCGTAGCGCGAGCAATGGACCCGGGCTGTAAAATGGATACCTTCCTTATCCTCTGCGGAGAGAAGGGATTGGGCAAGTCTACAGGGCTTAAGGCTCTCGCGGGAGATGCTTGGTTTTCAGATTCCCCGCTCGATATCTCCAAGAAGGATTCCCTCGAACTTATCCATTCTACAGAGACTTGGTTATGGGAACTCGCAGAGTTACACTCTCTCCAAGGCAAGACCGCAGATAACTTTAAGGCTTTCATCTCTTCCGCAGAGGATAAGTTCAGACCATCCTATCAGCAATTCCCGAAGAGTTATAAGCGTAGAGTAGTGTTCGCAGGTACTTCGAATAACTATCAATTCCTTAGCGATGGACCGGAGCGCAGAGTATGGCCCATTACGGTTAAGATGCCTGTAGATATTGGATATCTTCGAGCCCATAGAGAGCAGATCTTCGCAGAGGCTCTCGAGTGCTATCGAGATGGGGAGATATGGCATCTTGAATGGAAATCTCAGTACCTATTGAACGAGTTACAGGAAACTTATATTATCGATGATCCTTGGGCTATGCGGGTACGAGAGGCGATCGTAGTAGGAAAAAATACAACTTCCGAGATTATGCAGCATCTCGAACTCCCAGTATCTCAACAGCATACCGGTAACGCTCGCAGAATCTCCCAGATCTGTAAGGAATCTGGATACAGACAAGTTATTAGAGATGGGAGTAGAGTATGGACTCGAAAATAGATTGCTCTAAAATTTCGAATAGGCTATAATACTCTGGACATATTGGTTGTTTGTTGTTTAAGGGCTCGGAGATTTCTCCGGGCTCTTTTTTTGTACCTGTGGATAACTCTGTGGATAAAAGGCACCAGTCATAAA